AATCTGGAACATATCTGTCAGTTCTTCATCCGCGCGTATCATGCCGGCGGCAGGTTTGAAGCTGTTGTCGGCCACCTCTTTTGTCGGCGCCAGAATGAGATGCTCCTCATCCTCACGCCAGCAGAGAATGAGCGCGGTCAGCATAATGCCGGCGGCAATCGTCGACTTGGTGTTCTTCTTCGATATCAGCAGACCGTATTCACGGATGAGCTGGTTACCGGTCTCGGCGTCGTACCCGCCGAAGATGACTTTCACAAAGTCGAACACCCACGCCTCGGAGCACTCACCGAACGTGGGCTTGCCCGGCAGATCGGAAACACGGAGTTCGCGGAATATGCTCAGCGCCTGTTCAGCCTGGTCAGCGAATATTGGCGGCGGAATGATGGACTCGCCGTCGATGAGGCGGTTTTCCCAGTCGGTGCAGGCTGTGGACCACTGCGCCATGGATTACCCCTCTTTGTTGTTCACCACCAGCTTTGGCGGTGCCATGGATCCGAACTTGCTCGCGCCCGCGGCCACTTTTGCCGCAGCGTTGCGCGCCTCTTTTTTGCCGGTCTCCCCTTTTTTGGGGTGAACGTAAGGCAGCATGGCCTTTGCCGCATCCTTCCGGGTGTCAATGTCCTCAGTGGAGTCGTTCATCACTGCCATCAGAAACTTGAGCGGATCGTCATACTGACCGACCGCCGGCGGCACTTCCGGCTGAGGGATTTTTTCCGGGGTGTTTACCGCTGGGGTATAAACATTTTTCCGGTACGCCGGCACCTCATCCACGGTGACGGTTTCCTGCTTTTTACGGGCAATGAAAGCGATGACTTCCGGGTCTTTTGCAAGCTGCGACCCCTTTGACCGCGCGGATTTCTCCGAGTAGCCCGCCTTTACTGCCGCATCTTTCTGAGACATGCCGGACATCAGCGCCACCGCGAATTTTCGCTTCTGCGCTGTTAACATGTTTATACCCTCCAGAAGGGGATTTTTTCTCTGCGTGAGGGAGGGGGCGGTGTACAGGGTAATCGGCCTTTTTTTTGAGCCCTCCCCCCCCCGGTAATGAGAATTATTACCATTTCATATGAAATAGTTACAAATGCAACTAATTTCTCAATTAAATGATAATTATTTTCATTTAAATCAAAATATGACTGTTCTCTGTCCGTCAGCGCCTTCAGGCACGGCATGTTTCAGAGCTTTATCATCCGGACTGCCCGTGGCTGCTTCGCGCGCTGATTTTCCGGCGTGGCATTCCTTACAGAGCGTCCAGAGGTTGCGCTCAGAGTTGTCGCCGCCGAACTGTAGCGCGATGCGGTGGTCAAGCTCGCTGTCATGCAGATCAATGGCGCGTGCGCACATACAGCAATGCCCTCCGTCGCGTACCCACAGCCGTCGCTTAAGCCCCACGCGCACACTGCCACTGATGCGCCGCTGCTCACCGTAAACGGGTTTGATGCGTCGGGTGTCCATGACCTTAAGCCGGGGTTTCAGGGTCGTTAGTTTAGCCATGTAACCTCCATGCCCTTCGCCGCTCGTGGCGGGGCTGACAATCGGGATGCCTCTCAACAGGTTCACCATCAGCATGATCCACCAGTGAGCAGCAGGGATAGATAACCGGGCCGCCGCAGGCATCGCCCACGGCGAAGTCAGCAGGCTTACCCGCGTCCCAGCGTGTCAGCAGGTCAGGTAACAGAGCTGGCGGCACGCTGTAGCAGACAGCATGCATGAGACGCTGCATAGTGATGTGGTCGGCACGGATGCGATCAGCAGCAATGAGCTTTGTCGCTATCTCAAGCTGGTACTGCGGCGGGCGGCCGGTGCCCAGGTAGAACGAGCAGAGCTGATCAGGAAAACATTCCAGCCAGTCAGCCACCTTTTCCTTAAACCCCGCAACCGGCAGCGCATCATCTTCCAGAACGACCACACGGCATGCCTGCTCACCAGCCCACACCAGCGCGCGGCGGTGATTCCAGTTGGCACCCCTGTCGTGCTCGTCAACCAGCAGGTGAGCGCCAAGAGAGTCAGCCAGCCTTTCGGCCTGCTCTCGCCGGGCATGATGCCCCACAACAACGAACCTGATTTCGCTCATGACTGACCTGTACGCTTACATTAAAAAAGGCCGCGCAGCGGCGGCCTCAGGAGAGGTGAGCATTCAGCCTGAGACGGCTTATCGTCTCTCTTCTCCCTGGCGGGTGGCGCTTAACGCAGAACGTCCAGCTGAATGCTCAGATACATTATTACTTACGGGTGCTATTTATGCTGCCACCAGGCGAACTCCTTACCGGTGCCGCCTGATTTGAAAACAGTATGAACCTGCGGGCCAGTCACGACGCGATCGCCAAAGCGTTTAGCCACAATGCCAAACGCCAGCATATCGCCGACCGCTGCTGGTGCTTTCTCTGTCTTCCAGAAGCGGTGACACTCCAGCAGGTAATAGAGCCGCACTATGCCATGCGCAACCGCCATTACGTCAGCGCGCAGCCCGCCAAGCAATCCGGCATTCAGCATAACATCAGCGCTATGCTCGTCGAGGAAGGCCTGATAGATGCGCTCCGGGTGGTGCTGGCGTGCCCACGCATCGGCATAGGTCTTTGGTTCAGAGCCGACATACACCTTGCCCGGCACCATATCTGCCCACGGCTCCCGGAGCATTTCAACATCGGTACCATCAGTGCACCAGACGAGATGATACTCAGGGTGATCGCGAAGGTGCTGCCAGATATGGAGCCAGCGCCGGAAGTAAACGTTCATCATTACGGCAGGAGCGCTACAAAGTTCGACATCTGCCGGTGCGTTAGCCAGCTCATCAGCCAGCACAACCCGTTTGCAACCGCGCAATGATGCAGCCCACTTCGCCAAAAGGTCAGGTGAGGCTGTCATTCTGGTACCGCGCTGCGGGTCAGGCTCACTGGTCAGCAGCGTGGTGATCACTACATTGCGTTGAGGGCGATACGGGGCGTAGCCGGTATAACCGCTGTCGCGGCGCTCGTTGTGAATACGCACATTCCGCTTCACCTGCTCTTCCCTGTCCGGACGTGGTACCGAACGCTCCACCAGCTCATGCTCATCGAGGGAGTGAATCAGCTTTTCAGAGCGGACCACATCAGCGAACGCCCACGACGTCAGCCCGGCATTGTGGATGCGCAGGGCGAGATCGCTGTGCTCATACATGCCGCGGCCGTAAATCGGGTCGAAGCCACCAACGCGCTCTATCGCGCTACGGTGGTAATAGAGCATCACGCCGCGCTGGCCGGTGTAAGCAATATGCTGATCGTCGCTATACAGCACCGCGATATCGTTTAGCTTTCTCGCGCCAGCCAGATCGAGAAACTGATAAGCCAGATGTGGCTCGGGTGACTCGATGTAAGGCAGCCACCAGCCATCAGCGATCGGCCACGCGTCATCGTCCCACAGGAAGAGATGCTCACACCCGGCATCCATCAGCGCAGTAAGGCTGGCGTTCTTCGATGCCACAATGCCCAGCGATTTATCGTGCCGAATCAGATTAACGCTGGCGGGCACCGCCGCTGGTGGCTGTGAGCCATCATCAACGACAACCACCAGCGCGCCGGCAGGCAAATACCGGAGCTGGTGCTCCAGCGCCTGACTGAGTACGCCTGCGCGATTATGCGTTGAAATGGCTATGCCGATACGGCTTGCGGCCGGAGTGCAGACAGGCGCGTACGGGACACCATCTATAGTGACCTGCATAAAGCTTCCTTTTAGATGCGGGCCTGTCGCATGGGACAGCCGCCCGAGAAAGCAGCTTTCCCCAGGCTCACGACTGAAAGACTTTCGATTGTTTAGCGCATGCGAGGCGCAATAAAAAAGCCACCAGCGGATGCCAGTGGCTTGATTGCATTCAAATTTACTGTTATGAGACGACCTTACTCTTTCAAAGCAAGGAATTGATCATCAACAAGTTTTTTACAACGCCCAACCACTTCTTCAATGTCTAAGGCTCTGCTAAATCTAAACTTATTGCGGAACGGATCCCATTTACCGAGTGGATTTTTGCGGGATATATCCGCATGGAAAAGAGCCTTATCATTCTGGTAAATCTCGAATTTGAAATCCCCTAAAACAGCATTTGAAATTGTTATGGTTTTGATCAGCGTGCTAAATGGCATGGAGACCTCAATAAAATTAATGAAGCTTTAAACATAGCAGTTCTGAGGCTAGTTCAAAAATCCAAGCGATTGAACCGAAGTGATTACGAGGTATTTCTCCTCAATACCGAGTGCTTTTGCCATGTCTGCCACATAGTCAGCAAGATCAACATCAATGATGTCAGGATCGTCAGTGCTCATGAAGCGTGAGCCCTTCTGCATCAGTTGCCAGTCGCGTGTGTATGCTTCCCAGACAATGAAGAAAGTCATTGTTGCTGCCTCCGTATTGATTTCTGAAATTATAGGAGGCTAAACAAAATACAGGCAGCGAAGGAGCAGTTAAATCTACTGATGCAGTAGGATTCTTCCTAATACTCACCGCTTACGCTTGTTGTTTGGGAATTGTGTGCAACATTTAAATCTCCTCACTGTGGCTCCTACCCACACTAGGGGAAGCTCAGAGATGAGCACGTCGTAGCAATGACAAGTATCTGTTCAAATCAAGCATGCATTATTGCAGCCCTCACCTGGAGGGCTTTTTTTTTACGCAAATAAGCCGTCAAACCGACACAAATCAAAAAAGTAAATAAGAAACCTGCTGATTTGACTTAGGTTATACATCTATTTATCCACTTTGCACTATGCTTCGCTTGTTATACGTAACGAGCGACCATTTGGTCTCCCTTCCGAAGTGTCGGATTTCATTTCGGAGGGGACATTTTTTCCAACACACCAGCAGCATGTTGCCTGCTCTCTTCAATCTGCCGGATGGCAGCGCGATCGATATTGCATTGCCCCACCAGCCCGTATAACTGCGCACTGAGCTGAACGCTGTCACCGAACGTCATTCCGTCCGGCGGCTCAGGTGCATCAATGCGGGAGGTCAGCTCTGCGGGCAGGCTGATTTGCGGCTGGCTTATTGTCCGGTACTCCACCCGCGGCTTTTGCTGCGGCGCGCAGCCGGTCAGCAGCATTATCAGGCACACGAGACTGTGCACACTTATCCGCTTCAAGGTATTGCTTAATTTCATTCTGTAGCTTCCGGTTTTGCTGTGCGGTTACAGCGCGCTGTTCAGTGACCTGGGACATCACTTGGTTCTGCTGCCTGACGGCGGTTACCAGTTCGCCCACGCTGGCGGCCAGGCCGTCATTTTTTGAACGCAGATCGTTAATCTGGTCATCTTTGCTGTTCGCCAGCTTCTCCAGCCGCTCATTAGTCGCAGTTAACTGGGCGTTACGGGCATTCAGTCCCCACAGCGCAATGCAAATAAGGCCGATAACGATAATGTGTGAATAGTTCTTTATGAAGTTGATCGGGTTCATGTCAGAAACACCTCTCTTTCACGCTGGCGGCGCGGCAGGAGAATATCCGGATCGTTACCGGAGCGTTTCCACATCAGGAAAGCATCGGCCGCGCCGTGATATTCATGGGCATTGAGCCGCTTAAGGACGGTGGAATCTTCAAAGGCAGTTTTGCCGATATTGAAGACCAGGCTGCAAAGCGCGTCATACTGATTTTGGGTAAGCGGCACCTTAACGCTGGCGTTAATAGCTTTCTCAACCCAGGCAATATCAGCCAGGAGCAACGCGGTTGATTTCTCTTTGCTGATTGTAAGCTCTGGAGTGATGGCCCGTCCATCCACCGGCCCGGTATGACCGACGCCGATCGTCAGAATGCCTTTGGTGTCGCGATACGCTTTCAGGCGCTCGCCTTCTTCACGCTTAATCAGGGCAAGCCCGTCAGGACTGATTTTCACTGTTATCTCCCGTTCTGCGGCTAATCCACCCGCGCAGCTTCTCGCTGATGTAGTCATTGCCGACATACCCGATGTACACCGCAAACACCTGAGCGGCTGTATCGGGGACATTCCAGTTAAGAACGCCCCCGACCACCTGAAGCGTCGGCGCGGCGAAGAATGCCAGTGCGCTGCACGACACGGCGTCAAGAACACGCTTACTCCATGAGGACTGCGCATAAGCACTTCGCAGCAGAGAAAACATGCCCGCCACACCTGCATATCCCCATTCTGTTTTGTGGCTGTATAGCCAGGCAATAAGACCTGCCCAGAAACCAGCGTCTTTGTCCGGCATACGTTTCATCTCCACCTCCGCCTGTAAAGGGTCGGTGCTGTGTAATTTAAAGAGTCAGGAGCCAAGGCTGCACTCGACAATGTGGCCTTGATAGTTTTCCTGTGGATTGAAATGAAGAAAGCCGCCAGATGGCAGCCTTGAGAAATTCTAATTAGAGGGTTTATTACGCTTTCTGCGACGGCCACGCCTGATGCGCTCCAGGCG